AAAGCATTGTTACTACCACCACTTGTGTTAGCTACTAATGACCCATGACCAACAGCAGTGTTACCTACTCCACTAGTGTTTGCACCTAGTGCAGCGTATCCTAATGCTGTATGAAAACTAGCTGTAATATTTGCATCTAAAGCACTAGCACCAACAGCAGTGTTTTGACGACCAGTAGTATTTGCAAAAAGAGAATTAATACCTACAGCTGTATTGTCAGCCCCTGAAGTATTAGTAGATAAAGATTGAAAACCTAAAGCAGTACCACCTGCCCCTGTAATGTTAGCATCTAAAGCACCCCACCCAACTCCAGTATTGTAACTTGCTGTAGTGTTAGCTGCTAAAGCACTTTTGCCCACAGCAGTATTATAAGTACCTGTAGTGTTAGCAAATAAAGAGCTATGACCTACTGCTGTATTGTCATTTGCTGATATATTGTTATATAAAGCATTTAATCCTAATGCAGTATTTAAGCCACCCGTTGTATTTTTATTAAGTGCTTGATGTCCAAAGGCACTATTGTTTGACCCACCTATGTTTTGTTGCATAGCTTTGTCACCAACTGCGGTATTAAATGAGTTAGTGTTAGCTTTTAATGCATTTGAACCTACAGCTACATTATTTTGCCCTGTAACATTTGCTAATAAAGAACTTGTCCCGACTGATACATTTTGAATTCCTGTAGTGTTAGTATTTAAAGCTAATCTACCTACAGCAGTGTTACTAGCACCTGTGGTAGTAGCTCCTAATGCAGCATCACCGACTGCTGTGTTATTATCTCCAGTAGTTAGAGCATCTAAAGTCTGTGTACCTAAAGCAGTTGTTCCTGTAACACTTGTTGCCACTAGCATAGCATTGTAACCAATAGCAGTATTATAGCTTCCAGTTAAATTACCACCCATAGAATCAGTACCAACAGCAGTGTTACCTGTAGCCGTTGTCGCTCCATCTAATGCACCATGACCTATAGCAGTATTTTCACTACTTGTTGTTAATGAATCTCCCGCTTGAGATCCTATAAGGGTATTCGTACCTCCAGTAGTAACTGCTTCTCCAGCACCTTGTCCAATAATTACATTGTTGTCTGCTGTTGTTTGATTTTTTCCTGCATCTTCACCAATAATTACATTAGCATCAGCAGAAGTTAAATCTTCACCAGCAAGTTTACCAATAACAACATTATTAAAACCAGTAAATACTCCAGTCTTAACTGCTTCCTGTCCAATGACTACATTACCTGCTGAAGTCGTAGCTGCTAAAGCAGCACTATGTCCAATTGCGACATTATTAGCACCAGAAGTGTTAGCTCCTAAAGCTTCTGCACCTACAGCTGTATTATTAGCCCCAGTGGTGTTAGCATCTAAAGCATTTGTTCCAATTACATTATTAGTAGCAATATCTCCAGCTCCTCTACCAACAGTAAGTCCATTAACATTTACATCAATGTTAGTTGGTATTGGTGTGTTAGAGGTAAGTATTGTTCCTGATTCAGCAGGTAATGTTATTGTGTTAGTTCCTGCAGTAGCTGGTGCTGCAACTGTAATAGCTCCGCTTGAACTTCCTTTTAATACTATATTAGCCATTATTCACTTTCCTTTGGATGTGCTTCTTTAACTGACCTAATATGGTCTAGCCATGTTTCTGTACCATCTTGTACATCATGATATTGCATATCTAGTTGTTCAGCTATTGGTTTGTATGCTTTTTGTCTTTCATATTTATAAGCATTAGGGTCTACCCAAGCATCTACTAGAGCTTGGTCTATTTTTACAGAGTTACCATCTTTGTCCATAGCTCCTGCTGTCTCATCTACTGATACTACATTTGAATGTGTTGCATAAATTGCGTTATGATTCATTATCCTGCTACCTCCATAACTGTGATTGTTGATGGTGACCTTGGTTCAGAAAGTGCAAGATTTCTATCAATAGCAGTACTATTTATTGAGGTAAGGTAAGAAGCATTAAAAGTACTTGTTTGTAATTTATAAGTTGTAGCATTTGTTGTGTTTGGACTATCTAAAAATTCCATTGAAGCTGGAGTTGCATTGTATTGTGACGTAGTTGCAGAACCACCATCTCCATATCCTGCTGAATTTGTAGTTACTCTAGTTCTATTACCTGCCGCATCACCTCTTATTATAGAAGTACTGCCTCTTAATAAATTAATATAACCTACGTAATTAAGATTAGATATATGAGTAAAAAATCTAACTAAAATTTTACTACTTGAAGAACTAGGTGTGATTGTTACTGATAGTCCTGTTATATCTACAAAGGATGTGCTAGTTGTAGTAAATGTATCTGTTTTAACAGCTTGAACCACTTGTATTATATGACCTGTTGCTGCTAAACCTTTACCACTAGCCATAGCAAGTCCAGTGCTACTAACTGTAGCAATCGTTGTTCCTGCTGATTGTAAATCTATAGTTCCTGATGTATCTGCTGTAAGTTTTAATCCGTCACTTGTGTCTGCGTTAATTGTTGTAGCCATATTATAAGATTACCCATTTACTAGAAGCTGGAACTGTCACTGTTACACCACTATCTACTGTTGCATTTACTGACATTGCATTATAATTTGTAGGTATTATGTAGTCAGTTCCTATGATTGAATTATTTACAAAGATTCCATTAGTTGCACCTAGTTGTGGTGCTACACCTGTATTGGTGCTGTCTTGTACTACTGCTTTTTCAGCAGGGTAGGTACAGAACACATCACTAGTACCTGATAGTGTAATTTTACCACCAGAATTGCTAGACTCTAATACTGTTGTTCTAGATAAAGTTGTGCCTGAAGATGTATAAGTGCCTAATCCAACTTCGTATTTACTACCGCTAGTAATAGCATAGTAAGTTGTATTACCATTTCCTATAGCAGCAAAAGATTGAAACCCTGCACTTGCCCCAGCTAAACTAACTGTACCTGTGCCTGTAGTTGTAGTCGTTTCTTTTACTCTATCCTTTACAATAAGAGCCATGTTTTATCCTTATGCTAATTCTACAGATAGGTTGCCAGAGGTAATTTTAAATATATCACCAACATCAATAGTCTTTGCACTGTCTAATGCTGTGTGGTATAGCATATTATTGCTTCCACCAACTTGAGAATCCCATAAACCAATATATGCTACAACACCTATAACTGTTGTTGCGGCTGGAAAAGTTACATCTGCATTAGTAACAACTTTACCTGTTACGCCTGAAGCTGTGTTAAAAGAAGCTGCTACTCTAACATAAGAGCCACCAGACTTTTCAGTGGATGGAATTGCAGCATCTGTTGGGTTTGCTGTGTGTAGTGATACAAAAGGATTGTTCATCCCTGCGAATGATGCTCCATTAAGTGTTAAGTTAAGAAGTTTGACTTCTAAATAATCCGACATTTCAGCCATGTTAATTTACCTCGTTGAGTTATTAATAGTAAGTGGATGAGCAGGGTATTCAGACTCGTCATCACTCTGTCGTAAAGCGGTTACTCCCCTGTCATACATACCTGCCCATGTATTAAGTCTTTCATCATTCATCAGATAAGGTTCTGCCTCACCTAGTGCAGCGTATAACAATAAATCAGGTGTGTTGGCTAACCAAAGGTTAGATGAAACTGTGTCGCTCAAATATTCTGGTTTATAAAAATAAACCATCTGTAGCGTGTAAACGCTGTCAGGAATAGGAGCAAATTGAAACTCTGCACCAAGCATTGTATATCTACTAGGCAAACCTAATTGCGAAGTAAAAGCATTTCTGTAAAAATTACTTACAGATAAAAACTTAATTGTTTGTGGTGGGTTACCTTGTATATGTAAATCTTTCATAGCTACAAAATCTGAAGGCAACGATACTGTTGAATCTCCAGCAGTTGTATCTGCTGTTGCTACTTTAAGCATTTGCCTTATTCGTAAATCTCTGACAAGTCTGTCTTGAGCTAGTCTTATAAACTCTGGTATCTGTACTGTTAAATCAGTACGAGCCAAGTAACTAGCTACAGTTGTTTGTAGCGTTGCGTAGTCTGTAAAAAATGCCATTTAGATTCTGCCCTGTTTTGTTCTAAAAAACCTATTATCTGGA